GGTGGATGGCGAATGCCAAAGGTAGCAACAGACGAGCTACATTGGAGAGCATTGACACCATTAGAGTGTGAACGCTTGCAGACACTACCAGATCTGTGGACACAGTATGGTGAGTTTGACCACAAGCATGGCTACCTTGGAGAGGTAAAGCCTATATCAAACAGCCAACGCTACAAGATGATCGGCAATGGCTTCACTCGTGCAGTGATCTCGCACATATTAGAAGGAGTATATTCATGAGTACACAAATGAGTAAAATACTTGGGCATGATCCTGATATGCCTACTAAATTATCAGAACATGTACCAACAAAGGTAACACTTAACAAATACACATGGCAGTCCCTGTATGACAGGCTGTATGATACAGTCAGACATGCTAGTAGAATACAGGAGTTACCCTTGAGAGATGCATTCAAGGATGATGATGCAAGGGATGAAGTGCTAAACATAATGAACTTTTATTTTGATAAAGGTTTTCCTGTAGGATTAACAGATGAAACAGAGGTGGTGATACATGACTAATAAACTTATACAATATGCAGTAGTGTT